TCCAACTCTCTCTCCCAAGGAGCCTTGATCAGCCTGAACTGGCGGTGATCAGCCACGACCAGCCAAGATTGGAAACGATCGTTCCGGACTGTGACGGATCGTGGGCTGGCCTTGTGGGGGACATGGCTTCAGAGCTGCTTCATGTTGAGCTCATGCCTTGGCAGATGCATTACCTTGAGCGCGCACTGGGATTTACCCATGCTCCAGATGGACAGGATGATCTTGTGCACAGATCTTCTCTTTGTTCTGTGGCTCGACAAAATGGGAAGACACTCCTGATTCAATGCTTGATCCTATTTTGGTTAATTGAGATGCCGAAGATTCGGGGCACGAAGCAGACCGTCTTATCTACAGCTCACACTTTAAGCCTTGCCTGTTTGCTCTTTGATGAAATTGCACCAATCCTTGAAGACCGCTACGGCGCCAAGATCATGAAGTCCTTCGGTCGTAACTCGGCAACGATGCCGGATGGATCGCGCTGGTATGTGCGCGCGGCGAACCCTTCAATCGGACACGGTATGTCAGTAGATCTAATTTGCGCGGATGAGATCTTTGATATTTCGGAGATCACGATGGCTGGCCTGATCCCTACCCAGCGCGTCCGCAGGTCTCCTCACTTGGCGCTCTTCAGCACAGCTGGCACCGAGAGCAGCGCATTATTTATTAGACATCGAGAGAACGCGCTCCGACTAATTGACACAAACAATCCATCAAACTTTTACTTTGCAGAATGGTCGCCACCGCCAACAGTAGATCCAATGCAAGAAGCGTCGTGGTCGTGGGGAAACCCAGCACTCGGACACACTCTGACGATGGAGACTTTGCGCGCCGAATCCAAAGACCCAGACCGCTCTAACTTCTTACGAAGCTCTCTCAATATGTGGATTGCCAGCACCCAGAGTTGGATTCAGACCCACCTCTGGCCCGACCTTGAGTACGACGGCCCGATTCCTAGCGGCGGCGTGATCTCGGTAGAAGCGTCTATGGATGAGTCCAGATATTTTGCAACAAAGTCTGTCGCGCTCGGTGACGGTCGTACTTGTGTATCGGTCGCTTTCACTGCCGAGACTGCTAAAGAATTGTGGGCGCATGTTGCAGCTTTGGCGGCGGATCCTGCGATCAAGTTCATCTTTTCGCCCACTATTGACGCACACTGTCCACCGATCTTTGAGCGTCGGCGCGTTGTAATGGGCTACAAAGAAATTTTGCAATACACCCCCATAGTAAGAAACATGATTAGTGAAGGTCGGCTAGTTCACACTGGCGAAGCGATGCTTGCCGAGCATGTTTGCCGAGCGGTACAGGTCAGAACGCAGGGCTCCATAGCAGTCAGTTCGCAAAAGTCAGCTGGACCGATCGAGCTTTGTCGCACGATGATCTGGGGAGCGGCGGCAGCTGCACGCCCAGGCAACTCGCAGAAGCCGATGCTGGTAACTGTCAGTCAGTAACATCTTCTTGGCACTCGTCCGCTTGCTTGCCTGTCGTCGGGATACCGCAACTGACTGGGCGAGTGCCACCACAATCCGAGCGCAATGTGTAATCTTGTGCTATGGGATTATTTGATCGCAAAGTAAACAAGGCTGCTATCAGTCCCGCGCCTGCCAAAGCCGCTGCAGCTGGAGCGATGAACCCGGGCTACAACTCAAGCAATGTTGGCGCAAACATGATCGGTCAATATTACACCTACCGAGAAGGCCAACTTCGTGCGGCGGCTGTCTCCATCCCTGCAATTTCAAGAAGTAGAGACTTGCTTGCATCAGTGATTGGCTGCATGCCATTACAGATGTATAACGAAATGTGGAACGGCGAAGAAATGGAACGCGTCTATATCGCCCCCCGATCTTGGCTGCGTCGCCCAGACCAAACCGTTCCCTACAACTTTTTAATGGCATGGACTTTTGACGACTTGTATTTTTACGGTCGCGCTTTTTGGTACATCACATCGCGCACCGCTGACGGTTATCCCGCAAGTTTCTCAAGGCTCCCAGCGGGCTCAGTCACCACCACCGACATGGCAGGCCCAGTCTGGTTCGCACCTTCTAAAGAAGTTTATTTTCAAGGCGGACAAATTGACCCTGCAAACCTTGTGCAATTTTTGTCGCCAACTCAAGGCATGGTCTATTCATCGCAAGCCGCTATAGAGACCGCACTTAAGATTCAAGACGCGCGCGCGAGAAACGCGAGTAGCTCCATTCCTGCCGGGGTGCTTCGTCAGACTGGCGGTGAGCCTTTGAGCTCGCAAGAATTGGCTGATCTCGCACAGGCCTTCAATTTGGCTCGATCCACAAATCAGACTGCAGCGCTAAACGAATTTCTTACATACGAACCGACAACAATGTCGCCAGACAAGATGCTTCTCATCGAGTCTGCTAATTACAGCGCGTTAGAAACTGGCGGTCGTATCGGCAATGTTCCGCCATACCTGATCGGCGTATCCACTGGATCGTATTCATATCAGTCATCGCAACAAGCCAGAATGGACTTGCTATTTTTTGGAGTCAAGTTGTACGCCGATGCAATCGCAGAAACACTATCTATGAATAATGTTTTGCCTAACGGCACCTATGTCGCCTTTGACTACGAATCGTATTTAGAAGAAAACTACTTAGCAGACAAAATGGAAATGCCAGAATCAGAAAACACTCAAGAGGAGATCGCAAACTAATGATTAGATTCACAGCACCATCCGCCAGCATCGATGCAGCTGCAGGCGACGGAACACCATCACGAACCATCACAGGAATCGCAGTTCCTTACGGCGTAGCAGCAACAGTCGCCGACGGAACCGAAGTCATCTTTGAGCAAGGCAGCCTTCCAATCGAAGGCAAAGCACCGCGCCTATACATGAACCACGACAGCAATCAGGCCATCGGAATTGTCACCGAGCGCGTAGACACTCCAGAAGGCATGCTCTTTAGTGCCAAGATCAGCAAGACCGTTGCAGGCGACGAAGCCCTACAGCTTGCCCTAGACGGCGTACTGGACTCGGTATCTGTCGGAGTAAACCCAACCAAGACTCGAGCAAACAAAGACGGATCGCTGACAGTGTTAGCAGCCGACTGGATTGAATTGTCTATGGTGCCAGTTCCTGCATTTGCTGGAGCCATGATCACAGACATCGCAGCGAGTATCCACCACGAAGACGAAGAAATAAGTATCATAGAAACAGAACCTACACAGGAGAACGAACCCATGTCAGAGCCAACAGTCCCAGCAGTAGAAGCAACAATTCCAACTGCACCAATTCCAGCAAAAGCAAAGCGTGAATTTAAGATGCCATCGGCTGGCGAATTTATGGCTGCTTATCACATTGGCGGAGACACATTCTCCAACATGAACGCAGCAGTCGCAGAATTTTCCGCATCACAGCGCACCGCACTTCAAGCAGCTGCAGGCGATGTCCTTACCTCGGACACGCCCGGCCTCTTACCTGTTCCGGTGCTTGGGCCATTGGTGCAGGATCTAAACTTCTTGCGCCCTGTAGTCGAGGCTGTAGGCGCTCGCGCTTATCCTGACAACGGTCGTTCAAAGACTTTCACTCGTCCAACAATCACGACACACACAAGCGTCGCTGCACAATCAACCGAACTTTCTGCAGTGTCAGCGACCACAATGGTCATTGCCGCAAATTCCATCGGCAAAACTACTTTGGCAGGGCAAGTGAGTTTGTCCTCACAAGACATCTCGTTTACCAGCCCCGAGGCGATGTCATTGATTTTGAATGACTTGATGGGCGAATACATGATCGCATCTGACAACAAAGCAGCGGACGACTTGCTCAGTGCAGCAAACTCGTCGGGCGTTTGGGACGGAACAGTTGCCGACTTGCTCAAGAGTGTTTATGACGCAGCGAATGATGTATCGGCAAATCGTAACTGGATGCCGACACACATGTTCGTCTCTGTAGATGTTTGGTCACAACTCGGTCAGCTTGTAGACACGACCAATCGACCAATCTTCCCATTTATTGGCGCAGGACTTACAGGCCAGAACGCACTTGGCGGTGGAAGTGCAACATCATGGAACGGCACGCCACTCGGCTTGCAGTTGGTAGTTGATAGCAACTTTGCTGCAAAGACCATGATCATCACCCGAGTCGGTCAGGGACAAGGCGATGCTTACGAATTTTACGAAAGCATTCAGGGCCTGCTTAGCGTGGACACGCCTAGCACGCTGGGCAAAACCATGAGCTTTCATGGCTATGTCTCAACCTTTGCTGCAATCGGTGGAATGATCCGCAAGATCACACAGGCTTAGTCGAGAGCGGGGCTACCGCTCATGGCTGTTTACAGCATTACGCAGAAATACCTCATAGACAACTACGCCGTAGTTCAACTTCTTACCGATGCAGAAATTGAACTCGGCGCAAGTGTCGTCCTTGCCGGGGTAGATGCAACCTTTAACGGAACTTACACAGTCCGCGCATTACCGCAGTACCTCTATGTCGGCATAGATACCGAGGGCGATCTTCTTTACGATGTAAACATTCCCATCGCTAATCAAGTGCTGGTTGCAAAGACCGCTAGTGATGTTGCTCGCACTGCCGCTTCTGGCACGCTAACTATTACACAGACTTGCACTTGGGTCACTGCAGCAAATCTTGAGGACTGGCTAGGCATCGGCACAGCTACTGCAGCTGACGCCGCGTTTCTAACAGTGTGCGCCAGTGCAGCTTCACAATTCTGCTGGAGACGCCGAATGGAAGCAGGATATGTGGACTCGCTTACGACTGTCCCTTCGCAAGATGTATTCCTAGGAACCCAGATGTACGGTGGCGCGCTGTACCGCCAACGCGGATCGGTAGATCAATACGCTTCATTCCAAAACATGGGCGTAACCCCAGTGATGGGTCTGAACGGAATGATCCGCCAGTTGCTAGGAATTGATCGTCCGCAGGTCGCCTAATGGCTGTACCTAACTACACAGATCTCTTCAACGAAGGCTACGACGATCTAGTTGCAAAGCTCTCAACGGTCGTAGGGTTACAAGTCAATAACGATCCGCGCAATATCAGTCCGCCAAGCGTCTTTGTCAATATCGACTCTATAGACGGCTATAACTACAATGTCGCAAAACTCAACTTCACACTCCAGATCATCACGCTAGGCCCGGGCAACCTTGACGCCCAAAAAAGCCTGCTCAATATCCTTGCCCAGATTTACGCGTTAAACATTGGCGTCGTATCTGGACGCCCAACCAACCTAGACATCGGCGGCTCGACGCTTCCTGCTTATGAGCTGTCGGTCTCAACTGTCGTGCAGACTGCCTAATCCACACTCTCGGTCTCATTATGTGTCAAACTAAAACCAACACTTCCAAGGAGTAATCATCATGGCTGCAACATCAACTATTCTCTCGAATCCAAAAGTGCTCGTCGGAGCCACAAACTTGACTGGCTGGTGCACTTCTGCCACTGTCACTCGTACTGTGACCGCTCTAAATGACACGGTTTTCGGCAACACGGCAAACACTTTCACCGCTGGTCTTGAAGACAATGAGTGCACCTTGACTCTGTTTCTTAGCTATGCCGCTTCAGCGACTTACGCAACACTTGCACCGCTTGTCGGCACCAAATTAAATATTGTCGTAAATCCTTCGGACGCAGCGGACTCCAGCACGAATCCTGGCTTCACTCTGACAGGCACCTATCTTGAGTCGTTGCCAGTCATCTCCGCCTCGCTCGGAGAACTCCAGTCAATTGACATTACCTTCATGGGTGGCGTCTACTCGGCTGATGTCACCGCATAATTAACGGCCTTCCTTGGCCCGACGAAAGGAAACAAAGTGAAGATCAAACTCACGCTTACACGCGGAGACAAAAAAGAAACACTCATCACAAACCTATTTGCGATCGCTGAATGGGAACGCTTAGAGAATCGTCGAGTGTCTGACGGTCGCGGTATCGGTGCATCAGACATGGCTTGCTGGGCGTACATCATGCTCGGCGTCAAAGGCGAGACACTTCCTGCTACTTGGCGCGAATGGCTTAAAGCGAACCCAGATGTCGAGATCGGCGTAGAGGACTCAACAGATCCAAACCCTACGGACGCGGCTACAGGCGACAACTCGCCGAACTTGTAGTCGCGACAGGGTGGGCTCCCACTTTCTACGCTGACACCTTCGACACGCGAGACCTAACTACCATTGTCGCAGTGCTAGAAAAACAAAACAAAAAGAGGTGAAATGGCTGAAGGAATTGAAACTCGCATAGAGGTCTACGGCCTTAAAGAAGCACTGAAAGAACTAAACAAGATCGACAAGTCTTTACGGCGCGAGATCACTAAAGATTACAAAAGGATTACAGCTGGTCTAGTCTCCGACATTGAATCTGCTATACCCCTAAATTACCCTCTGTCAGGCTGGCAGCGATCTTGGTCTTTGCGCGGTTCTTATCAAGTCTTTCCTTGGCCTACCGAGCACAAAGTCAAAGCGTACATAAACACAAAACCGCCAAAAGAGTTCCGACAAAACACAGTAAACCTCACGACCTTTGCCATTAAATGGCTAGGCGCGGCAGCTTCATTCTTTGACTTCTCAACAAGTAACCGCATGGGCGCTGCACTAACAGCCAAGTACGGAGATTCATCAAGAGTAGTATGGCGTCAATATGAAGCTCACAAAGACGATCTCAATAGTGCTATGGAGACGCTAGTGGATCGCGTTGGCAAAGCCGTCGGACAGAACTTGAAAGCACAATAGTCATGGCTGTAATCCTTCCAATTATCACCGAATTCAATGCCAAAGGCACGCAGAAGGCGATCAAAGAGTTCCAGAAGCTTGAGGGCGCTTCTGCTAAGGCACAGTTTGCAATTAAGAAGGCTGCAGTCCCAGCCGCTGCAGCAGTCGCAGGATTAGGTCTTGCCTTAGTAGGTGCAACCAAGGCGGCAATGGAAGACCAAGCCGAACAGGTACAGCTCGCGCTCGCACTACAGAATGTCACTGGCGCGACCGACGCACAGATCGCATCACAAGAAGACATGATCACAAAGATGAGTCTTGCGTCAGGCGTAGCGGACTCTGAACTTCGCCCGGCACTGGCTTCACTTGTACGCGGAACTAAAGACATTGAGGAAGCAAACAAAGCCCTAGCACTCGCACAAGACATCTCCGCTGGATCAGGGAAAGACCTTGCGACCGTCTCCGACGCGCTTGCAAAGGCTTACGGCGGAAACATGAAAGGACTTGCCGCACTTAGTCCAGAAATTAAAGCAATGATTAAAGACGGCGCATCTTTGGAAGATGTAATGAATGTCCTTGGCGGATCGTTTGGTGGTGCTTCTGCCGCAGCTGCCGCCACTGCCGAAGGCGGAATGAAGCGTCTAGGAATCGCATTAGCAGAGACCAAAGAGTCAATCGGTGCAGCACTGATCCCAGTAGTCGAAGCGCTCCTTCCGTACCTGATCGCCTTCGGCGCATGGGCACAAGAAAACACAAAAGTTTTCCTTATTGTTGCAGGTGCGATCGGTGGAATTGCTGTAACGATCTTGGCTCTCAATGCCGCTATGAAAGTTTATGCAGCCGCACAAATGATCGTGAACGGCGTTGTCGCAGTGTTTAACGCGCTACTACTGGCAAACCCTGTCACACTTGTCATCTTGGCAATCGTGGCGTTTATAGCAATTTTGACCGCGCTTTATTTTAAGTTTGAGACTGTCCGCAAGATCGTGGACACTGTATTTGATGCAATGCTCGCAGGCGGTAAAGCGGTCTTTAACGGACTCACGACCTACTTCACAGGCGTATTTAACATCTACAAATCACTTTTTAACGGCATCGCAAAACTCTGGAACAGCACGATCGGCTCACTGTCGTTTGACTTTCCTGACTGGGTGCCAGGTCTCGGTGGCAAAGGCTTCTCCGTTCCGAATATCCCTATGCTCGCGGACGGTGGAATCGTGACAGGGCCAACGCTTGCAATGATCGGCGAGCGTGGCCCTGAAGCGGTCATCCCATTATCTGGACGCGGTGGTGGAATGGGTAACTACACGATCAACATCACAGGCGGTCTTGGCTCGAGCGCGGAAATTGGCACAGCTGTCGTAAACGCGATCAGAGCGTTTAATAGGCAGAACGGCCCTGCGAACATCGCGGTCGTCTAATGGCTGGCGTAGCGGTACTTGGGTCAGGTAACTACGACCTAGAAATTGACACAGGGTACGACTGGAACGCTTTTACTCTTGACGACGATCTAAAAGGCGAACTAGATAACACCGAATATGTGCTTGACGGTACATCGCAGTTCGCAAGCGTCTTAGACGGCGCGATCTCACTAACTGCTAAGCGCGGACGCGCCAATACTGGCGACCAGTTTGCTTATGGCACGATGAACTTCACACTTAACGACACTTACGCCGACGGAGTGTTTAACCCTTTTGACACGACTTCTCCGTATTACGATCCAGCAAATAATCAGCCTGGACTTGCTCCGCTTCGAGAAGTCCGCTTCTCGCGGTACAGCTCTACGAATGTCAAAGAACTTTTGTGGGTCGGCTACATCGTGAACTACGACTACACATTCACGCTCGGCGGATTGGACACAGTGACCGTAAATTGCGCGGACTTCTCTTACCAGTTAGGGCAGACCTTCCTTGCCGAATGGAATGTCACAGAACAGCTCTCCAGCGCGCGATTCAATGACCTGCTAGATCTGCCAGAAGTCGCCTACACAGGCACACGGAGCATTGAGACAGGCGTGGCGACCCTTGGCGGAGCAGCTGCCTACACAGTCGCCAACGGCACCTCCGTCGCCGCATACGCCAACAAGATTAATGAAGCCGAGCAGGGCAGAATCTTCGTGGATCGCGAAGGCACGATGACCTTTCAAAAGCGTCTAGGAACAACGCTGGGAGTCCCTGTCGCCGACTTTCACGACGACGGCACCCAGATCGGCTACTCGGCTATAGACATATCATTCCAAGCCGACACAGTGGTCAATCGTGCATCCGTCGAGCACGCTGGAGCGGCATCGCCAGAAGTTGCCGAAGACCTAGCATCTCAATCTTTGTATCTAATTCAGACGCGCTCAATAACGGACTCACTTGTCCACAATGACGCCGCAGCTCTCACACTTGCTGAATACCTAATCAGTGCCAACCCAGAGCCGCGCTTCAACTTCTTAGGCACCGAGTTCCCCGGCACACCCGCGCTAGACCAAGACACACTTGCGCTGCTTGATGTAGGCGACTTGATCGCGATCCAAAAGTCGATCACGACTTCGGCAGGCCCAACCCAATTTGCTCAAAATCTCACCATTGAAGGACTTGAGCACAGGCTTACTTTGTCGGCTGGGCATGCAGTCACCTACTTTACAGCACCAACCACAATCGTCTATGAGCTCATCTTAGACGATCTGGTATATGGCACACTTGACGAAGAAAATGTCTTAGGATAGAAACATGCCACTAACGACTTACACCGCTGGAGAAGTGCTTACCGCAGCGTCGCTTAATGCCAACTTCACTTTTGCGGCAACTAACCCAAGTTCTGCGGTAGTGCAGATAAAAAATGTCTTCAAAAGTGACACTTTTAGCACCGCTTCTACAAGTTTTGTTGATGTCACAGGGCTATCTATTTCAATTACACCTACTAGCGCAACCAACAAAATCTTGGTAATGGTCACAGCAAACTTGGCAAGCGATGGAAGTAGTTACGCAGTGTTTGCGCGCCTTATGCGCGACTCAACCGCAATCGCTATCGGCGACACGGCAGGCAGTCGAATTAGATCTACCGCTGGCGCATACCCAAACGGCGGCCTATCACAAACAGCCGCCATGAACTTTTTGGACAGCCCAGCAACAACTAGCGCTACTACCTACAAATTACAAATAATGGTTAACGCGTCAGGTACGGGCTATGTGAACAGAAACAACGGCGACTCAGACGCGGCAACAACTAACCGCACAGTATCCACTATTACAGTGATGGAAGTGACCCCATGACCGACTACGCAGCAGTTTTGACAACAAACTATCCTGGCAAACAATGGACACTAAACAACAACGACTACGACACACTTGAATGGCTTAGTGCAGGCACAGCACCAACCCAAGCCGAACTAGACGCAGCATGGCCACAAGTGGACTACAACAACCAAGTAGCAATTGTAGAAACAACACGCCGCACACAATACGAAGCACAGTCAGATGGGCTGTTCTTTGAGTGGCAACGCGGCACAAACACCCAAGCCGCATGGGAAGCAGCAGTGCAAGCGGTAAAAGATGCGAACCCGTACCCTCCTAACCCTGCTGGCTAGTTTTGTGCTTGCGTTCGTCGTGACCGCTTGTGCAGACCGTTACCGCGAAAACTGCAACACCACTAAATCCAACGGAATACTAGAAAGGCGTTGCCAGTGAACCCAGACAACCGCTTAAGCAACGAACAGATCAAAGCTCGATTAATCCTCATCGTAGGAATCGGACTGACTGCATCGTTCGTCATGGCAATCGCATCACTCATCTTTGGACTTCTCTTTGTTGTGCAACCTACAGAGCAAAGCCCAAATGACGCCGAAGCATGGGGAGTCTTGTCGCCGATGCTCATGACTCTTGCAGGTGGGCTCATAGGCTTACTGGCAGGCAACGGTCTCAAAGACCGACCTAAAGACCCTCCAGCATTATGAGCGTGATTCCAGCACTACCTAAAATCCCTAACTCGAGACCGTACACAGGAAACTCGGACGGAGCCGCAGCTGCACCTCGAGCAGGCATGGACGAATGGATCCGACAAGCAGTTAAATACGCCGACGGAGCAATCTGGAACAACGGATCTTGGGGAGTTCGCAACATGCGCGGATCCGAGAATCTGTCAGTGCATGCGACAGGGCGCGCAGTGGATCTTTCATATCGCAAAACCGAACAACACCCAACAGCAAATCGCAAAGGTGCAGTCGCCTTCCTAAACATTGTCATCGCCAACGCAAACGCACTCGGAGTTGAATGCGTACTTGATTACTTTCCACAAAAGTTCGGACGCGGATACCGCTGCGATCGACAAGCTTGGAAGTCATACAGCAAACCCGAGATTCACGGTGCACCTGGCGGAGACTGGCTGCATGTAGAAATTTCGCCTGCCATGGCAGACTCTCCAGCCCTTGTTAAACAAGCCTTTCAGAGAGTGTTCGCCGAAATCCCCCAATAGCGCACACTGATCCTCTATGGTCGAAGTACCGACGATAGGAGTACAAAACATGACCGAGCCCAAAGTTTTCATCTACGAAGTTGGGCGATGCAATTTAGATAACGGACAAGAAATCCTCGTCCAGATCTTTCGACACGAAGACACCCACAAAATCATCCGCGCCCAAATCGCCTTCCGAACTTTGGCTGGCGACTCATGGGGCGTACCTACAGAATTGGACTTCCAACAATGACCCCAGTATTCCTCAAAGTCTCCGCATGGGCTATCTGTGCACTTGCCTCATTTGTGCTCCTCTGGGACGCTTCTGAAGCGCCTGAAGGCATGTCTCAAGTCAGTGCCCAGACTGCCTACGCCACGATTCCACTAGCACCGCTACCGACCACGACCTCAAGCACGACCCCAGTGACCGCGTGCGCTGGAGCTCTCAATCTTGCTTTGAGTGTTGGCTGGCCTGCAACCGAAACACCGACCCTGATGCGCGTACTTAAACGCGAGTCAAATTGCACTCCAGACGCTTTCAATCCTCGAGACACCGCAGGCGGCTCTTACGGATATATGCAGATCAACGGATTCTGGTGCACCCCTTCGGCATACTGGCCTCAAGGCTGGCTACAAGCGAAAGGAATCTTGACAGTGTGCGACGAATTGTTTGACCCAAAGGTAAACCTCATCGCAGCTCTCGCAGTGTGGCATAATTCTAATTGGTCGCCTTGGAATCTTCCGAAGTGACCGAAGAGCAATATCCCGAAACAGGAATCACAGAGGAGACCCGACGAATGTATCCCGAAACTTACAGCGACAAATACAACAAAGTTTTCATGCAATTTGTAGACGACATCTTTCGTCCTAATCATGTACCTGCACCAAAACACACTCACGACATCCTTCTTGATGAGTTAGTGATCATGTACGAAGCAAGCATGGAAGCAGGTGGGGAGCAGGCGCGCTTTAATGCGTCAGTGCTTCGAGCCGCGATCAATGTGATCTTGACATGCACAAAATAGTATGTAAGAAGTGTGGACTAGAAATGCACGGTACACCGCACGCAACTAACCCGACCAAGATCCTTTGGAGTCACCCAGACTTAAAAGCATGCAAGAAAGTGAAGCCAATCAAATGAACGACCTACAACTCTTTGCACCTACACGCGGACTTGGGCAATACCGAGAAGAATGTGCAATAGACCGAAACACTGTCATCATCTCACCGAGCGCAAAACCGACATCTGTAATCGCAGCTCTAAACGCATTACCAAAGTCAGGCTCAAAGCGTAGGCGCGTCTACGAGTATCTCAAGCAGACAGGCGGAGCTACAGATGAAGAGATTGAGCGCGCACTGGGCATCTCTGGCAACACTGTCAGACCTACCCGGGGCTCACTAGTCAAAGACAAGTTTGTCTACGCCACAGACCTTGAGCGTCCGACGCTTGCAGGCAACATGGCGATCGTATGGAAGGCGCGCTAATGGCTAAGAAATATGCTCCAATGACGGCACTAGAAATAAAACAAATGCACGAAGAATGGGACAGAGAAGAACAAGAACGCATAGACCTTTACGGAGTCTGTGAAGATTGTGGAAAGACAAATCATCCAGCGACTTTCTACAACGGAGACACGGTAGAAGAAATTATTATGCACGCCAATTTCTATTGCACTGGTAAAAAAAGAACTGCAAAGAAGGCTCTCTGATGGCACACTTTGACCTATCGCTTTATGAGACCGTTGCACAGCGCCTTGAGCGCTTTTGGACTGCCTACCCACACGGACAAGTCATCACGACCATGATGCACTACGACGCTTCTACGGTGATCTTCCGATGCGAGACATACGACAACGAAGGACGCATTATTGCGCATGGCTGGGCAGAAGAAGTCATGGGTAATTCCCCAGTAAACAAAACATCGTTTCTAGAGAACTGCGAAACATCTGCGATCGGACGCGCGATCAGTAACGGTCCACTTGGTCACACTGGAGAGCGCGCATCAAGTACAGAGATGGAGAAAGTGAATCGCGTGAATAGCACGCCTGCACCTGACACCTTTGGCGGTGCAACACCTAAACAGATCGGCTTCTTAAAGTCGCTTGCTCGAGGTAAAGCATGGGATGACTTCCAGCTGCTTGAGTTCATTCACAAGACTCTTGGCGTAGACGATGTAGTTGTGGAAACATTGTCATCGGGACAGTGTCGAGTGCTGATTGACAGGATGAAACTATGAGAAACCCAAGCGAAGAATACGACCGATTGCACGACCACTGCCAAGCCTTAGCGCGAGAGCGTGACTACTTGAAACGCCTAATAGAAGAACTCAAAGTCGAGTTGGCATTGGCACGCACACTGCTAGGACCAGACAAATGAGTCGCCCAGTGTGGCTTGTGCTTGCTCTCACGATCCTATGTGCAGCTCTAATGGTTAGGTCTGATAGAAAGTAAACCCTTTACAACTGGCAAGTCTCAAGGCCGTATCACCTTCGCAAGTGACGGGGCTAATCCAAGGGAACTTGGTTAGATCGGCGCGTCCAAAACTTGCAACACGAAAAGGATTGGCAAAGCGTCGAAGCGCAGTGTGTAAAGGAATTGAATAGGGAG